TCGAGGTCGTCAGGTGTGCCGCCCAGTCGTCCTCGGCGTCGAACACCTCGACCTTGGGAGTGTTGCCCTGCACGGTGGCCCGCCAGAGGTCCAGCAGCGCCTGGAGCGTCGCGTCGATCGCGGTGGACGCCATCAGCTGAACCCCGGTCCGGTGCGGTACGGCTCGAGCCAGACCATCGTCCGGTACGAGATCAGGAACGGGCGCTTGTGCGCCTCGGTGTCAGGGCCGACGCGGATTGCCCACGCCTCCTTGAGGACCTCGGTGGCGGCTCGACGGATGGCCTCGGGGATCTCGGCCATGCCCACCACCGCGGTGAGCTGCCACGGGCCGTTCGGCAGTGCTGCGCCGTTGGTACGCCGCAGGATGCCGCCGTCGCTGACACGCATGCCGGCCACGTCGATCGCCGTTCCCGAACGCGTGTCGACGCCTGACGTCAACGAGATGACGTTGGACTCCGGCAGGGCGACCGCGCTGCGCGCACCCTGCCGGAGCTCCATCGTTATGGTGCGCTCGGTGACCGCGCCGACCTCGTGCTCGATGACCGAAGTGACGCCCTCGATCAGGGCCTTGATGAGGTCTTCCTCACCGGCGTCCCTGACGTTGAGGATGTTCTTCGCCTCGTCGAGACGGATCAGCGCGGGCACCGGTGATCAGTCCTTGTACAGGGCGTCGACGGCCTTCTCGGCCGCCTTCTCCGCTGCTGCGGCGACCTTGTCGTGCTCGGTCTTGGCCGCCTCGATCGTCGGATCCTGCGGAGCGTCCTCGACGGTCGTGCCGCCGCCGGTGCTCTGCACGTCGACGGCCGAGACCGCCTGCTGGACGAACTGCTCCTTGGCGGCCGCGATCGCGGTCTCCTTGTCCCCGATGATCTCGGGGTTGTGCTGGTCGGGCGTGCCGTCGGCGCGCAGCGACAGCATCTGGACACGGTCGTGATCGCCTTCGTGCGGAACGGCGGTGTTCGCCTTCTCCGTCGGCTTGGATGCTTCGGACATGAGGTGCCCCTTCCGTGGGCTCGGGGTGATGCTGGACGTGCGGGAGACCCCGGCCGGCCCCGAGAGGAACCGGCCGAGGACGTGGGCTCAGGCCTGCTGCAGGACCTTGAACGCGGCGGCGTTCTGGAGCGTCCCGTCGGACCGCTGGAAGCCGAGGAACCCGACCTGCAGGTAGTCGGCGTAGCGCTCGGTCAGGCGCAGCAGGGCGAAGTCCGAGACGTCGCGGATGACGTAGGCCTCGCGGATGTCTCCGAAGCCGATCGACTTGACGCCCGTGGCCGGGGTGGCCATGTAGTTGTTGAGCGTCAGGCCGTAGCCCATGAGCGTGTCGGGCGAGCCCGCGGTCAGCGACGGCTCCCACAGCGGGCGCTGCTGGCCGTCCTTGAGCTTGCGCAGCAGCTTGCGGGCCGACTGCGCCATCATGAAGCGCACGTTGCCGCCCGACAGGTACGCCGGGTCGAGGGACTCGGTGAGCTCCACGAGATCGTCGTACGTGATGGCCGCCGCGCCGGCTGCCGTCGCGCCGACCGAAGCCGACGTGATGATGCCGTCGGGCTGGCCGGTGCCGGTCCCCACCGTGAAGTGGCGGTTCTGGACGCGCCCGATGCGGGTGCCCAGAGCGTTGGCCAGCCACGACTCGAGCCCGAAGGCGTTGTCGTTGAGCAGCTGCAGCGAGAGCCGGACGATCTTCGACGAGTACATGTACGCGTCGAGGCTGGCCTGGCCGAAGGTCACGTCCTGCTCGGTGACCTGCGTGTTCTCACCGATGATCGCGCCCTCGTTGCCGGTGTCGTCGACCGTCGGCCAGGGGAGGTTCGCCCCGGTGTCGGTGTTGATGACCTCGGCGAGCTGGCGCATCGCGGCGATGAACGTGATGCGCTCCACGATCTTCTGGCGGAACGCGGGCGGAACCGTGTAGCCGCCGGCGGAGCCGGTGCCGACGCCGCCGGCGTTGACGGGGGCCTTGCCGCCGGTGGCGTCCTGCCAGCCGTTGCGGAGCACCTTCTGGTCCTCGTGGTCCAGCGCGCCGATGCCGTTGCGCAGGTACCGGTCGAACGCCGACGAGTAGCCCTTGCCGAACTGCTCGTCGGCGTCCGGCACGCCGGAGTCCGCGGGGACAACGCCCGAGCGGTCGACGGCGGCGAAGCCCTCGGCGAGCTTGTCGTGGGCCTCGGCGCGGGTGATCTCGTCGCCCTTCTTGTCGAGGTCGGTCTGGAGCGCGTCGTACTTCTGCTCGCGCTCGGCGGACCAGCCGTTCTTGTCGGCCTCGTCCATGACCTCCTTCATCTGCTCCCAGATGTTGGCGCGTGCTTCGCGCAGGTTCTGCACCTTGGTGGTGGGCATGTTGTTCCTTCCTCTCCGCGTTTGGCGGCGTTGCCCGCACGCGGATGCGGCGGGGGATCGTGGGGGTGGGTCAGGCCGACAAACCGTGCGCCTCGGCCGCAAGGGCGTGGGCCCTGGCACGGTGGGCTGAGCGCCGGTCGTCGGGGACGGGCGCAGCAGCACGGTCGACAGGTGCTGGCGTCGGCGCCTTCGCGGGCTGCGTCGGGGCCGGGGCCTCGGCCCGGCCGGCGTACTTCATGCCCACGCCCTTGAGGTCGAACGCCGCGGCGGGGTCGTCAGCCACCTGAGCGCCCTCGACGCGATCGGCCAGGCCGGCGTCGACCGCCTCCTGCGCGAGGTACCAGCCCTCCTCGAGCATGACCGCGCGCCATGCCTCGGTGGTGTCGCCGGACTTGGTCGCGTAGATCTCGGCGATGTTGTCGCTCAGCGATCCGAGCAGGTCGCCGGTGCTGTGCATGTCGCCGGCGTTGCCGACGCAGAGGCCCCAGGCGTCGTGAATCATCAGCTGGCTGTTGGGCCGCATGATCGTGGTGTCGGCCGCGCACGCGATGAAGCTGGCCGCCGAGGCCGCGATGCCGTCGACGATCGCCGTGACCTTCGCGTCGTGCTCGCGCAGGTTGTTCAGGATGGCGAGCGCCTCCCACACCTCGCCGCCGGGCGAGTTGATGTGCAGCCGGATTTCTTCGACGTCGCTGGGCAGCGCATCGAGCGCTGCCAGGAACTCAAGCGCCGAGACGCCCCACGGCGCACCCCACGAGTCGATCGGCTCGTACAGGCGCATCGTCGCCACGCCCTCGCTGATGCTGCCGCCGGGGATCTCCGCGCGCACGGGCGTGAAGGTGCGCTGCGAGGGCGACTGGTGTCCGTGGAATCGGTACTGGGGGTCCTGCGCCGAGCGCGCCTGTGCGCGGTTGAGCAGCGGGGTCAGACCGGGGATGTCACGCATGACGGGCCTCCTGAAGGGAGCGGATCGGGACGGGTGCCAGCTGGACGGGAGCGTCCGGCGCGGCCGGCGTGCTGTCGGCCTGGTCGGTGGTGCCGAGCTCGCCCATGTTGAGCGGCCGGTAGCGGACGTCGCCGCCCTCGACGGGCTCGCGGTCCTCGAGCTCGAGCACGTCGTTGGTCGAGTACGCGCCGATGTCCCACATCGCCTTGTAGAAGGCGGCCCGGGCAGCGGAGTCACCGCGCAGCAATCCCTCCAGTGCGTACTTGGAGTACGTGTTGGACGACTTCAGGACGTGCTTGTTGATGCGCTGCTCAACGCTCGTGAGGTCGGGGCCCAGGTCGAACTTGACCCAGCCGAGCGCCTGCTGCTCCAGTCCCGTTCCCCAGCTCGTGGACTTCTCCGTCTCGAACATCAGGAACGGCGGGATGCCGAACCAGCGGCAGACCTCAACGACTTGGAACCGGCGCGATTCGAGGAACTGGGCGTCGCCGGGATCGACGGACAGCTTGGTGAAGTTGGCGCCCTTGTCGAGGACGATCGTCTCGTGGGCGGAGTCCAGGCCGGTGCGCTTCGTGCGCCACCGGTCGGAAAGCTGGTCGGCCTGCTTCTGGGTCAGCCGCTGCTCGGTCTGCAGGACACCCGTCGCGAGCGCGCCGGAGCCGAACAGCCGGGCGCCGTACTCCTGGGCGGCGAGCGCCATGCCGACGGACTCTCGCGCGGCGCGGATTGGGGACACCCCGCAGATGCCGTCGTAGCCAAGTCCCGGCAGGTGCAGGATCTCGTCGTCGGACAGCACCTCGCGTCCGCCGTCGATTGCGTACACCTTGCGGCCGGTCTCGGAGCTGCGGCCGACCTTGACGCGGTTGGGGAAGATGGGCCACAGCTCGACGACCTGGCCCAGCTGGTTGCGGAGCTTGCGCAGGTAGGCGTTGCCCCACGCGCGGCGGTGGAAGTAGGCCGTCTGCCACACCTCGAACGGCGTCATGTCCGGGTGCGGGTCGTCCAGGAAGTCAGCCGCCTGCCCGGTTGCCCGGACGCGGGAGGTCGCACCGCGCTCGTAGGCGTGCAGTGGCAGGGCTGCGGGGACGTTGCACGTCACGTTCATGGCTCGCCAGACGGCGGGGACGCCGAGTGCGGTGATCTCGTTGACGTTCTGCCCGGTTGACGACTTGTCGGCGCCGAGCATCTCGAGCATGGTCGAGTCCGTGATCGGAACCGACGGGTTCTCCAGGGAGGCCGCGCGGACCTCGCGGACGCTCTGGACGCGGCCGAAGACGGTCATGCCTTCGGCTTCTCTGCGTCGATGCTGGCCGCCACGTAGATCGCCACAGCGCCGGCTGCCAGCAGGAACACACCTGCGGCCAGGCATGCAAGGGCGACCGACACGTAGGACGCCGCGGCGACGACGAAGCCTGCGCCGATGACGAGGACGAACAGCCCCAGGATCTCGATCAGTCCGCCGAGCTTCATATCGTGCTCCTGTCAGTGGATGTTGAAAGCGCCGGCCATCTGAGCGGCCCGAACGGCGAAGATGGATGCCTCCACGAGCGTCGTGTCCACCGACTCGTGGCCGGCGCGGCGGCCGATGATGCGGTTGTCGCTGACCCAGCGCCAGTCCGCGAGTCGGACCTGCTCGTCGAGCTCCTCGTTCTCGAGGTGCAGCAGGGTGCGGTGCTTCACGACGAGGTCGTAGAAGCGGGCCGACGCGGTGGCGTACTCGGTCAAGGTGGCGGGCTCGGTGGCGATGTCCGCCTCGTCGATGCCGTCCTCCTCCAGCGAGCCGAACGGGCCGCGCTCGTCGTAGATGACGGCGCAGTCGTACACGTCCTGCACGCGCTTGATCTCGGCCAGCGCCGCGGCGACGTCCGTGGTGTGCAGCAGGGGCGCGACGATGATCCGGTCGAGCGGCTCGGCCTCCGGGTCGCTGGGGTGCTCCATCTCGACCATCGACGCGCCGACGATCCCAATCCAGGTGCGATCGGCCGTCATCGCTACGCCGAGGCCACCGACGCCGTCAGGTACCCGGTCGGTGCTCGATCTCGACCAAACCTCGGCGGGGCCGAAGATCGTCATCGCCTCGGCGTCGGACGCCTCGACGCCGATCGAGAGCCGCTCCTTGAGGTACTCGCTCAGCGCGTCACCTTGCAGCTTGCGACGTTCGTCGGCGATGTAGTCCCAGCCGATCGCGGGAGCCTTGGAGCGGCCCACGCTCGGGTTGCTCAGCTTGATGATCTCGCGGTCGTCGGCGATGCAGCCCTGAACGCCGGGCTGGTGATCGCACGACTTCGTGCTGCACGGCGGCGGCGCGAACTTCGGCTTGCCGGTCAGGGTCGTGCCGGACAGCCGCATCGGCGACCATTCGGCGTAGAGCAGGCGGGGCTCCTCGGCCATGCCGAGCGCCGCCAACCTCCCACGTCGCATGACCTGGCGCTGCATCTCGCTGGCCTCGTGCGGGGCCGAGCTCGCCATGGTGATCTGCGCGTTCGCGCGGGTCGACATCGTCGGGATCAGCGAGCCCTCGTGCTTGGGCTCGACCGCGAAATACTCGTCCAGGTCGACGTCGTCGGCGCTCATGGACTGGCCGGCCTTGCCGGTGCGCGGTCGGAAGACGATCTTCGATCCGTTGACGAACTCGATCGCCTTGCTGCCCTTGCCCTCCGGCATCCGCTTGACCCGCTTGGAGAACTCGGCGGAGCGCTCCGCCATGGCGCTGAACTCTGCGAACGCCTGGTCCGTCGCGGACTCCTTGTGCGCCGTCCAGACCTGCAACGGCCGCCGCAGCAGAAGCGCCTTGCCGTTGGCCTGCTGAATCAGCCACCCGGTCTTGAGGTTCTGCCGGGACGCCACGACGAGGATCTCGAACGCGGTGAGCCGGCCGGTCCGGTCGAGGCCGAAGCCGCCGTCGTGGAGAATCTGCTGCTCGGGGTTGGGTCCGTACCCGAACAGCCGGTTGAGGTCGCCGACCTCGGGGCCCAGCGTCTCGGCGTAGTCCGGGCAGTGCCAGAACGCCGGCGGCACGAGCGCGTCGGGGTCATCGAGCACGCTGTCGACGGCGCCGATGAACGGCGTCATGACGTCATGAGCCGCAGCAGCTTGTTGTTCACGGCGTCGAGGACGTCGTCCGCGTCGTCGCGGTTCAGGGGCGCGGCCTCGACCTTGGCCTGCTCGACCAGGCGCATCAGCTGCGTACTCAGCGTGGCGACCGCGGAGCCGGAGTCACCACCTCGGTCGATCTGCTGAGCCACGCGCAACGCGGCCTTGCCGGCGATCGTGTTGTAGGCCTTCATCGCCGTCAGCGACTGCGTGACCTGGTCCGCCAGCGCGTCGTACGTCGGGGCCGGCGGCTTCTCGGGCTGCGCCGCGGCGGCGGCCTCGAGCTCGGCGGCCCTGGCGCCCTTGGTGCGCGGGGCCTTCGGTGCTGCTGCGGCCTTCGCCTTGCCGACCTTCCCAGCTCGGCGGCTCGCGCGCACCCGGCACAGGTCAGAGCAGAACTTGGCGCGCACGGACTTGGCGACGAACCGTCGGCCGCAGTCCTCGCACTCACGATCGATCGCTGCCACGGGACTCACCGCCTCCTGTTACGTAACAAGCTCGCGAACGGGGGTGGGAAATTTTGACGTGAGCGGGTCCCCACGCACGCCGCTGAACTTCTGACCCGCCCCCCGTCACGGTCGCCACCACAGGCTGCGGCTCAGCGCCTCCTGCTTGGCCCGTGCCGCGTGCATGCGTCGCGATGCCTCGCTGATGTTGCAGCGGGCGTGCGCAGGTCCTCGGTAGCCAACCTGGCCGTCTGCGTGCGCGAGGTGCCACTCCGTGCCCGGCTCGATCCATCGGCCGTTGCCGTCGTTCTCCTCGAGACACACGATCTCAGCGCAGTACGCTTCGCCTCGGTCGACGACCGGACGCCAGCGTTCCCGCTCGGCTTGGTGATCCTTGCCGTAGCCACGCTCGGACGTGGAGCGCCGGTCGGTCATGTCACGACCCGCGTGGTGGCATGCTGACGCCGCCAGAACTTGGGACAGAGAATAGCACGCGTGTAGTTCACGCCGTGCTGCTTTCGGCCTCGCGCTTCGGAGTCGCCGCCGCCACCAGGTCGAGCACGTCGCCGAGGCGGTAGCGGTAGACGGTGATCGGGTCGTAGTCGCGGGAGTACCCGAGCCGTGGGTTGTAGCCCCACGCGTCCACCGGTTCCAGGCGCTCACGAAGTGACCACTTGCGGATGCGCTCGTGCAGACGGGACACGTCGGTCTCCCCGTCCAGCAGAGCCACGAGCGCGTCAGCGATCTGCCGCGGACGGGCTACCCACGCGCGTGCCTCGCCGAGCAGTGTCGTGAGGTGGTCGCGTGCGTACGTCGTGACACCGCATCCCGAGCAGGTGACCCATGTCAGGCCGGGGACGGTGTAGGTCGGGTGGGCGCAGCGCCTGCATGCTCCCGCGTACCAGCCGGGTACGGCCCACTCGGTCAGCGTGCGCAGTGCCTGCTCGTGCTGCGCCACGTCACGGACGAACTCCCCCGCCCACTCGAGCGTGGCGATGGGTGTCATGCTCTCGG